GAGGCAGGCCCACTGGCCATCTTTCAGTTCATAGGTGCCGCCACCAGGTGGGCGCGGTGGGATCGCTGCTGCTGATGCTTTGCGAGCCATAGGGTGATGCCCTGATGCTGACAGGCTAGCCCTGTGATAGATCGGCCTCGCTGGTCCTGAACTGCACCTCGTAGGTATGCACCCACCACATGCTGCTGAGGTCTGCAGGATCGAGCTGGGGATTGTCGTTTGTGGGCGTGATGTCAGTGGCTAGTCCGCCGATGGTGGTGTCGGCCATGATCAGCGCATGGGCTGAAACGATGATCGGATCAGCCAGTTGATCAGGGATATTGCCACGAGTGTGAACGATCACCTCCACATCCATGGTGTGGTGGAGCTTGCAGGTGCTGTGTCTCTGTGCTCGGCCGGGGCCAGGCTGCACGATCAGCACGGGAGCCTCAGCACGAGCAACGGCTGCCGCCCTGCTGCGGTAGACCGCCGTGACCCCACTGGTGCTGCCCAGAGTGGTGGTTAGCGCTGCGAGGATCTGCTCACGGATGCTGGCCATAGCAGCAGGCTAGCCGGGGACACTACTCTGCCGCCTCAAGCATCAGGGAACGGCGCAGTCGGTGGGGTGAAATTGGAGGTATAGCGGGCCACGCCCTTGGTGATTCTAAATTGAGCGATGTAGCCCCAGAAAGATCTATAAAGACTTGCTCCCACTTGGAATTGAGTCGCGGTAAAGTTTGTTGTATTAAGCACTGATCCGATCAGGGTTCCATCTTGAAAAAGTCTCAATGTGTTACCTTCCTTAGCTGCAGCGGCGTGAAACCAAGTTGATACTGGAAAAGATCCGGCAACAATTATCACAGCGCCAGCTCCAACATAAAGCCTTCTTTGGCCACTCTGGTCATTGAACAGCGCTATCCCGCCAGAATTTGAAGATGCGTAGCCCCAGATAGTTCTGTCGTTTGTTGCCTGGAGATAGACCCAGGATTCAATAGTGAAATCTCCTGTCCCATATGCGAAGTCGCCGCTCGTGGCAGATATGTAATCCCCGGTCCCATCAAGCTCAATTACGCCTACCCCAGTTCTACCAAATGGGTCTGTGATGGTTGTATTGATTTGCGCGTCGCCAAAAACCGTTACCGTCTTAGGTGACGGGCTGCTGTCCACGATGTTGGTGCTGCCGTTGGTGCCGTAGCCGTGCAGCAGCAGGGAGACATTGGCGAAGTCGGGATCAGTTGGGCCTACAGGCGCCGCCGCAAACTGAAACGGATTGACGTAGATGATGCTCATGCCTTCTCCCAGATCAATGATTCGCGTTCGGGGGTAGTTGGATCGTCTGGCAGGAATTGCCCGTCAACATCACGCGCCTGCACCACAACCCACAACGCGCCATCGGCATCCACCCATTCCTGGCCCAGCTCCTGCGCATCAGGTCGCACGGTGCCGCCCAATGCAGCGACGAATGACTCGGGCAGGTGGCAGTTGATCGCAAGGCCGCGCACTTCCTGCAGCAGCTCTGCACTCACCAGATCAAGCCGGCGCAGAGACAGCCAGGCAGCGCGGAAGTCGTCGCTGTCAGCACCACCAGCAGCAGCGAGCAGTGTTGCAGGAAGGCTGATCGCAGCCGCAGGTGCTGCAGTCATGCCGCCGCCTAACAGTGCATTGATCGCCGGGTGGCCGAGCAGTGTTCGCTTGAACGTGCGCCAGTCAGGAGCCGGCGGCACAGGCACGGGCTCGATCAGCTCCCAGCCCCAACGCCACTCACCGGCAACCAGATCAACTGCCAACCGCTGACGGACGCCCCAGCCTTCAGGAACTTCCGGCTTGTCTTCCTTGACGATGCGCAGCACCTGATAGCGCGGATCAAGTTGCGCCACAGGTTCATCATCAGCGCGAGGGTAACGGATCACCTGTTCGGTGATGGTGTCCCAGAGTGCAAGGTTACTGGTCATGGCGATCAACCCCGAGTGACGTACAGGGTCACTTTCAGCCCTGCGCCTGCCGTGGTGCTACCCACCTGATCAATGTCGATCGTGATCTCAGCGTCATCAGCCAGTGCGCTGTCGCTGATCACAGGTGGCGTTGCTGCCGTGCTGCTTGTTTTCTCGCCATCGTCGATGCTGAGCTTGGTACTGAGCAGCGTTGTCCCAGCTTCGTTGATGTCAACAATCAGCGCACTACCAACTGGAGCTGTGGTGACTGTTGCCTTCACTGCAGTGAGTGTCCCTGCAGATGGCATCCTGAACGTGACTTTGCCGGTGCCAGTTGTTAGCGCCGTAGTTTCATCGCTGCAGGCGATTACGTAGATGTCGTTGATCGCAAATCGCGCATCATCACCAGCGGCTACGGTGCCAGCAGTAGTGCCAACGTCAAGCGTGGCTGCACCGCCGAGTCCTAACGTCGTGCGTTGCGCTGCGGCGTCTGCGTCGTCGAGTAATGCTCGACCGGCTGCGGTGCAGGTGATCTCTTCAACAACACCAGCGCCTGCAGTGCTGCGCCCGAGCAACTTATCGGTGGCGCTTACATCTTGAATCTTGGCGTAGCTGACGGCGCTGTTGTCGATCGTCCATGTCGCGCCACCACCGGATACGGTGATGTCGCCCTTGTCGCCGTCCGAAACACCACTGGCTCCAGATGCGTCCAGAGTGGTGCCGGTGATGCTGAGATTGGCACCAATGGTGAGATGCGTCAGCTTGCCGGCGCTGTCATCCCAGAAGATGAGGCGATCGGCGCCAGGATCATCAGCTGTCAGCTCTTGCCCAGTGAGCCCGAGCACATCAGCCACGCTGGCGGCCAGCGTCACCGCATCGTGGAATCTTGCATCGTCACCGGCGGCAACGGTGCCTGTTGTGGTGCCAACATTCAGCGCAGCAGCAGTGCCCAGCGTGGGCTTATTCAAGATCTGCGCGTCGCCGCTGGTTGCGTCCCAGTCGGCGTTGACGTTTACTTCAGCTCCGGCCGCAATCCCAGCCAGCTTGCTGGCTTCAGCGCTGGTGTAGCCCTGATAGCCGGCTGCGTAGGAGATCGCAAGCGTGCCGCTGGTGGTGATCGGCGAACCGGAAACACTGAAGCCAGTGGGGGCAGTCAACGCAACACTGGTTACGGTGCCGGAGCCGCCAGAGCCGCCAGGAGGTTCTGCCCACGTCCCATCAGCACGCAGGAAGTTTGTTGTCCCGCCGCCACTTGCACCGACAAGACCTGCTTCTGAGCTTGTGAATAGCGGCAGTGTCACATCGCTGCCTGTGGAGCTGCTCAGCAGGCGGGAAGCGGCGCTGTAGGTCAAGTCCGTCGCGACGTTGACTTGTGCGCCGGCCTCAATGCCAGCCAGCTTTGAAGCCTCTGCAGATGTGAAGCCCTGATAGCCGGCTGCGTAGCTCAGCGCGATGGTGCCGCTTGTGGTGATCGGCGAGCCGCTAACGCTGAAACCCGTGGGGGCAGTGAAGCCGACACTGCTAACAGTTCCGCCGCCACCGCCGGGTGCCGCAGCATTGATCCACTGGCCGGTGGCTGCGTCGTACTTCAGAACCTGCTGATCAGCCGGTGAGCTCAGCGTGACATCGCTCAAGCCATCCAGTGCCGTGACCAGCGTTGGCGTGCCGCTCAGGTCGCTGTAGGCGCCAGTGCTTGCAACCGTGGCCAGTCCTAGCGTGGTCCGTTGTGCTGCGGCATCGGCGTCATCAAGTAGCGCCTTGCCTGCCGTGGTGATGTCGCCACCCAGCTCAGTGGTGCTGACTGCGCCAGCATCAATGTTCCAGATCGTGCCGCCACTGCTAACGGTGATGTCGCCTTTATCGCCATCAGTGACGCCGCCGCCGGATGTAGTGGCGAGATCATCTACTAGCACCGTCTTGGTGCTGGTTTCGATCGCGTCAATTTTGATCTTGCCGTATGCCATGCGTGTTAATCAGCGATGAGCCACACTGCGCTGGCAGGTACAGTCACAGTGTAGCCAGCGGCCACTTCTACAGGGCTCACGGATAGGCCGTTCCTACCGGTGGTGATGGTGTAGTCGCTGGCGATGACTTGCTTGGTTTCGGTGATGTCAGTGGCGACGCCACCGCCTGTTGGTGCTGCAGCTTCCCATCGGTCAGCGGCTGCAACCCACGTCAGTACATCGCCGTCAGACTTGCCGCCATTGGCCTCAACATCATGCAGATCCTGCAGCCGGCGGCCGGTATCCCAGCGGACGAAGATCGTGCCGTTGTTGGCGCTGCTGATCACTGCAGCGACAGGCAGCTTCAGGTTGGGCGCTTGCGGTTCTGTTGCAGTGAACCCACCCGGTACAGCTGGATTGCACCACAGGATCGCACCTTCGGCGTAGCTGCTGGTATTGATGCCGCGGATCTTGCCGAACACTGACACGTAGCCGTCACTGGCGCCGAGGATCGGCTGATCTGTCACGCCGAAGAACACATAGCCAGGCTGGCTGCCATCAGCCACCATCGGCGCCACCTTGATGCGGCCGCTAGCGCCAAGTGTGCCCGCGAACATCACCGCCGTACCTTTCGGGATCGTGACGGTGTTGCTGGCATTACGGCACAGCACCATCGTCTCTTGGCCGATGTAGTTGCTGATGCCACCCTTGCCAAGCTCCAGCGTGCCCTCATCGGCATTCCACGCCAGCTGGCCATCAGCGACTGGATCAACGCCTGCAGTTAGGTCAAACTGCAGCGCATCAACTTCAGGCGTTGATGTCCATGCCGTGTCGTAATTAGTGGCGCTGCTTTTGTTCAGCAGATCACCCGCGACGCCACCAACAGGTACACCGGGGCCAGGTGGGCCAGCCGGGCCGGGTGTTGAAATCGTCAGGCTGATTGCAGTCGGCGGTGTAACAACTGTTGTTGCACCGCCGTCGTCAGTGATGACAACGGAATACTGCGCTTCGGTAACAACAACAGTTGCAATGCTCATGGCACTGTGTAACCCTCAGACACGTACACGATGCCTTCTAGGTAGTAATTACGCAGCCCGGCAGTATCTTCCAGCAGTACGTCGTAATACGCTTCATCCGGGAATGCAGCGGTCTGCACATCGGTGAGCGCAATCTTGATTGTGCCTTGTGCGCGGTTCACGTAGGTAACCGCGAAGTCCGCGTACTTGGTACTACGACCGCGATTCCACACCTGCGCGTAGGCAGTCCAGCCGGTCAGGTCAATCGCTGCATCTGCGCTGTCCTTGAACTGCAACTGCAGGTCATAATCAGCCCTGCGCTGCACTGCGATGTTGTGCTGGCCGGGTTGAACGCTCATCAGATCTTATACGCAACAACAGTGCCGCTGGTCAGTGTCACGCTGGTGAATACACCTTTGATCTCATCACCAGCTTTCAGCGGTACAGCGGTGAAAGCGTTGCCGGTTTGGTTCTCGATCACAGCACTGGCGATCACGCTATCTTCCAACGCATAGATCTCGTGAAACCGGCCAGTGTGCGCTGCGGTGTCGCTGATGTACTCAAACCCAATGGCATAAGCGCGGTCCATGATCAGCTCCTACGGATTGCAAAGTTCCCTGGTCCACTTATTCTAAGACCAGTTAGATAGCGCTCAAAAATCGGCGGCACACGATCCGCGCCGGTTGCCATGCTGCTGGCGCCGGCAGTCTCAATCGACAGGCTGCCGATCTTGACGCTCTTGTAGTCCTCGATTCCGCTGAGGCCAAGGCCCTCGCGGTTGTTGTTCAGATACACCGCCAGCACGCATTGCGCATACTGAATGCGATCAGGGATCTCAGTGTCGGTGTAGTAGTCGGTGGTGATCCGAAACGGGAACCCAACCGCGTAGGTGTTGATGTACGTGTCCGGCTTCCGTACACCAGTGCGCGGCCACTGCAGCGATTGCGTATCAGTGGCGCGTGCACCGAGAAACCGCTCACGGTCAAGGCGTTGCGTCGCGCTAGCTAATGCGCGGTTCTTTTCGTCAGTGGTTGCTGATGCCCATGCCAGAACATCAGCATCCTGCACGAAACCATCAATGATGGCTTCCGCTTCATTCAGCGTCAGGTAGGAGTTTGCGTCGGCCGCGCCTGGCGTGGCCACGATCGTGATCGCCATTAGCGAGGTCCGGTTGATTCAGTGTAGTTGGCTCTGCATCTGTTGAAAAAGAGGCTGCCGCCTTAGCAGCAGCAGCCTGTTGTTCGCGCAGTCGCCGGAAGGCGAGCATCCCCATCAGATCCGCTTCATCAGCACGGTCACGATCACACCAGCCAGGGTGGTGGTGGTACCGGTCACATCCAGCGACAGACGATCACCAGCGTCCAGCTTGAGGCTGGCAGCAGTGCCGGTCAGCGCAGGAGTTTGCTCAGTAAGAGCAGTGCCCTTGAAGTTGATCTTAGTGGTGCCGAGCAGGTCATCACCGGCAGTAGCGGCTTCAGTACCTTGGCAGCGGCGGATGGTGCCGGTTACAGCACCAGCGTCATCACCGGCAGTGGCGTGCACCTCACGGATGCCGACCACTTCACAATCCACCGGAGCAGTCCAGAACGCAACATCAGCGACAGAGCCGGAGATGTAGTGGGTAGCGGTCAGATACTGCTCAGTGGAGAGCTGGAACTGGGAAGGTTGGCTCATTGTTCAGTACCTCAGAAGTTGGAAGTAACCGTGCCACGCACGATTCCAATGTTCTTGTTCTGGTACACCTTCGACCAGTTGCCGACTGTAGCCAGCGTGGCACGGTCGGGGTTAGCGGTGGAGCTAGTCCAACGTGCGCCGACCGGGTGGTAGCAGTAGTGCAGGTCGATCGACATGGCATCACTCTTGGCGAGGATGTCACGGTCGGTTTCGGTCTGCATCATCAGCTGTTCACCCGAGGCGATAGCGCCAGTGGTGAAGAAAAACACCGGATAGTCAGTGCTGGTGGGTGCCAGATCATCCGACACGATCACGCGCAGACCCATATAGAAGGGCACCTGCATGTCAGCCGAATAAGCTGCAGCCACGCTGCCGCCGAAGGCATCAGGCATTGCAGTGTCAGCAGTGGCGCGAACGTCCGCAGCGGACACATAATCAATGGCCTTGCGCTCCACGAGGTCGTAGAACACAGCGCTGTGCATAGACACGGCGGTCAGCTTGTCGCCTTGATCACCCAGCAGGCTGCGAGCT